GGACAGATGCTAATCCTGATTGGGTTCACGTATCATTTTCTAAAAAAAGAAAGCGTAAGCAGGTGCTTAAAGCGGTAAGAGTAAAAGGAAAAACACAATATATACCATACGTTTAATAAAATAACATTATATTTGCAAAATGGAAATCGTAAACAATCAAATTCAATCTTTAACTCAGGATGAGTTAAAATTGGTTCAAGAAATGAACAATGACTTCACAAAAGCTAAAATGGCTTTAGGTGATTTAGAATTAAGAAAGCAAGAATTATTCAAAGCACTTGACGAAATGAGAGCTGAGTTCGCTAAAAACGAAATCGCATTAGTAGAAAAGTACGGTAAAGATTCTGTTATTAATATTATGACAGGAGAGATTACTAAAAAAGAGGATGAAACTAAGTAATTAAAAAATGGCAAGAATAAGTCAATATGCTACTACAGGAACACCAACGCTTGCAGATAAAGTGATTGGTACAAGTGTAAGTAATCAAGACGATACGGTAAACTTTACCTTAGCGGATATATTATCTTTACCATTACCAAGTGTTCCTGTATATGCAAATAATGCGGCTGCCCTATTAGCGGGTTTAGTTGCAGGTAATGTATATAGAATTACGGGTACCGATTATTTAGGAGTAGTTCACTAATATGGAGATTCGTAAAATATCAGTAGGTCCTGACTATAAGGGCGGTGCTATGCATTACCTTATAGGGCAGAAAGTATTGAACGATACCAACGAAATTCATCTTATTAAGATGGACACCGATAAGATGTCTGTTAAAATATACATCATTAACGAAAAGCAGGAGGTGGTACTTTGGAAGGAGTTCACCTCCACAATACCAATTTCAATCGAATATAATATAAATTATTAATGAAATCTCCATTCTACTTCATAGTTAAACCAATGAAGGGGAAAAGGTACGATAACACAAAGAGCATAGGAGGTATTGACTTTATTGTTAGTACGTCTGAGGAGGACCATAAGTTCTCTAATCGCTTTGCCGAAGTTATTGAAACTCCTCTAAGATATTCAGGACCTGTTCAGGTTGGGGATACATTACTTGTACATCACAACGCATTTAAGTTTTATAATGATATGAGAGGTCGTCAAAAGAGCGGTAAGAGCTTTTTTAGAGATGACATCTTCCTTATTGAGCCCGACCAATTCTTTATGTATAAGCACGAAGATAATTGGAATGCGTACGATAAGTATTGTTTTGTAAAGCCTATTGAAGCTGAGGATTCATACATTAAGAAACATCTTAGTGAGGAACCATTAATGGGGCTTATGGTATATCCTAATAAAACATTAATTGACTATGGTGTTGTGGCGGGAGACAAAGTTTGTTTTAAGCCTGATAGCGAGTACGAGTTTGAGGTAGACGGGCAAAAGTTATACCGAATGTTTGACCATCAAATAACAATTAAGTTATGAGAGATTCAAAAGAAATTAAGAAAAAGATAATTGAAGCCGGCAGATTAGCTGTAGAGCAACTAATAAAGGTTGCAAAGGAAGATATTATTAAACCAAATTCAGAGGATGATTTGGCTGCAGATAAACTAAAGAATGCTGCTGCTACTAAGAAATTAGCAATCTTCGATGCATTTGAGATATTAAGCAGAATTGAATTAGAAGAGGAAGCTCTTGACTCATTAGATAATGGCAACAAAAAAACTGATACAAGACAGGGATTTGCAGAGCGAAGGTCAAGGCAATAGGTTATACTATGTAGTCGAAGACTACCTTCCTGCGAATGCAAAGACTAAAAAGAATACCGCACGTAGTTGGCTTTACGGGTATAACGAGCAATATGATTTGGTGGTTATATCTAAGAACGGTCAGATTGGCGATATTATTAATATATCAGGACTATACATTGCGCTGCCACCAACTCCTAAAGAGTGTCTTCAAAGACACTACAAATCATCAGAACAGTATTGGGAGAGACAGGAAATTCCTAAAGAGTTAGCAAGAATACAATCAATCTTTCATTGGAACGAAAAACCTAAGGAGTTTAAAGACCGATGGGTAGATTACATTGAACAGGAGTTTGATTGCAGAGAGCAAGGCTTTTGGTTTATGAATAACGGTAAACCTACCTATATCACAGGCTCACATTATATGTACTTGCAATGGTCAAGTATTGACGTTGGATACCCTGACTTCAGGGAAGCAAATAGAATTTATTGGATATTTTGGGAGGCTTGTAAAGCAGACCCTCGTTCATTTGGTATGATATACCTAAAGATTAGACGTTCGGGATTCTCATTTATGGCATCATCAGAATGTATTAATGTGGGTACGCTCGCGCGCGATGCAAGGGTTGGTATTCTATCTAAGACGGGTGCCGATGCTAAGAAGATGTTTACAGACAAGGTCGTTCCAATTAATAGTAGACTACCGTTTTTCTTTAAACCAATTATGGATGGTATGGACAAACCAAAGACAGAACTTGCCTTTAGGTTGCCTGCATCTAAGATTACAAAGAAGAATATGTACGACAATAGTCAGGAAGATATTGACGGACTTGATACATCTATCGATTGGAAGAATACGGAAGACAACTCCTATGACGGGGAGAAGCTATTATTCTTAGCTCACGACGAGAGTGCTAAGTGGCTTAAACCTAATAACATTAAAGACAATTGGCGTGTAACTAAAACGTGTTTGCGTTTGGGGTCTAAGATTATTGGTAAGTGTATGATGGGCTCGACCTCAAATGCATTATCAAAGGGTGGTCAAAATTACAAAGATATTTACGAGGACTCACGTGTTGTCAATAGAAACGCCAACGGGCAAACTAAGAGCGGGCTATATGCTTTATTTATTCCAATGGAATGGAATATGGAGGGATTCATAGACATCTTTGGTATGCCTGTATTTAAGAAACCCGAGCAGCCAATCTTAGGTGTCGACAAGGGAATGATTAAAAATGGCGCTATTGATTATTGGGAGGCGGAGGTTGACTCACTTAAAAGTGATGCCGACGCGCTCAACGAATTTTACCGTCAGTTCCCGCGCACGGAGTCGCACGCATTCAGGGACGAGAGCAAGCAAGCGCTATTTAATTTAACTAAAATATATCAGCAGATTGACTACAACGATTCGCTTATAAGAGAGCACCACGTTACACGTGGAACCTTTCATTGGCGGGACGGTGTGAAGGATTCGACAGTTGTTTGGACTCCCGATAATAAGGGTAGGTTCTTAGTGAGTTGGCTTCCGCCAAGGCACCTACAAAACAACGTCAGGGAAAAGGGTGGAAACAAATATCCTGCAAGTGAGAGCTTAGGTTCATTTGGTTGTGATTCGTACGATATATCTGCAGTAGTTGGCGGGCGTGGCTCTAATGGTTCGCTTCACGGACTTACTAAGTTTCATATGGACGACGCTCCAACAAATCAATTTTTTTTAGAGTATATTGCAAGACCTCAGACAGCAGAGATATTTTTTGAGGAGGTGCTAATGGCTTGCGTTTTTTATGGTATGCCAATCTTAGTGGAGAATAATAAGCCAAGATTACTATACCATTTTAAAAATAGAGGGTACAGGCAGTTCTGCTTGAACAGACCCGACAAACACCATAGCAAGCTCTCTAAGACCGAAAGAGAACTTGGGGGGATACCTAACTCATCTGAGGATGTTAAGCAGGCTCACGCGGCTGCTATTGAGTCCTACATAGAAAAATATGTAGGGATGGATTTAGCGGGAAACTATAGAGACCCTGACGAGATGGGAACAATGCCATTCACAAGGACGTTAGAAGATTGGGCTAAATTTGATATTAATGATAGAACAAAATTTGACGCGTCTATTAGTTCGGGATTAGCTATTATGGCTAACCAAAAACATATGTACGTACCTGAGAAAAAAGAGTCAAAAATAAGCATTAACTTTGCAAGATATACAAACGATGGAACATCAAGTCAAATAATTAGATGAAGAACGATATATTAATAAATGTTTTATCTACAGGGTTCCCATCTCAGTTCGTATCCGATAGCGAAAAGGCTACCTATGAGTATGGATTACTTATAGGTCAGGCTATTCAATATGAGTGGTTTAGAAAAGATGGTAATCAATGCAGATTTTACAGTCAATGGAGAGATTTCCATAGACTAAGGTTATACGCAAGAGGCGAGCAGTCTATTGCAAAATACAAAAATGAATTAGCTATTGATGGAGATTTATCTTATCTAAATTTAGATTGGACTCCCGTTCCTATTATTCCAAAATTTGTTGACATCGTTGTTAATGGAATGTCTGATAGACTTTTCAAAGTAAAGGCGTATGCACAAGATGCAATGTCTCAATCTAAGAGAAGTAAATACCAAGATACAATTGAGGGACAGATGGCTGCTAAAGACATCTTAACTACAATACAAGATAAGACAGGTGTAAATCCTTTTATGATGGACCCTGCACAATTGCCAAATACAGACGAGGAACTCGCATTGTATATGCAGTTGAATTATAAACCTGCAATTGAGATTGCAGAAGAAGAAGCTATTAATACCATCCTTGATGAAAATCATTATCAAGACTTACGTAAAAGAATTGATTATGATTTAACCGTATTAGGAGTTGGTGTAGCTAAGCACGAATTTTTACCGGGAGCAGGTGTTGAAGTATCATACGTAGACCCTGCAAATGTGGTGTATAGTTATACTGAAGACCCATACTTTAGAGATTGTTTTTATTGGGGAGAGATTAAAAGTCTTCCTGTAATTGAGTGTATGAAGATTGACCCAACACTTACTAATGAAGATTTAAAAGAAATCTCAATGTACAGTCAGAGTTGGTATAATTATTATAACGTAGCTCAGTTCTATGAGAACAGTATGTTTAATTCAGATACCTGTACATTAATGTACTTTAATTATAAGACCACAAAGAAAGTAGTTTACAAAAAGAAAAAACTTGATGGTGGTGCTACAAGAATAATTGAGAAGGACGATAGCTTTAACCCACCTGTCGAAATGATGGAGGAGGGTAACTTTGAGAAGATAGAAAAAACTATTGATGTTTGGTACAATGGCATAATGGTTATGGGTACTAACATCTTATTAAAGTGGGAGCTTGCAGAGAATATGGTTCGTCCAAAGTCTGCTACTCAGCACGCATTACCAAACTATGTTGCCGTTGCTCCGCGTATGTACAAAGGAGTTATTGAGTCATTAGTAAGAAGGATGATTCCTTTTGCCGATTTGATTCAGATTACTCACTTAAAGTTACAGCAAGTTATCGCGCGCGTAGTACCTGACGGTGTATTTATTGATGCCGATGGTTTAAATGAGGTAGACTTAGGAACAGGTAATGCTTACAATCCTGAAGACGCTTTAAGATTATACTTCCAAACGGGTAGTGTAATTGGTAGAAGTTACACTCAAGACGGTGAGTTTAATAATGCAAGGGTGCCAATCCAACAGTTAACATCTAACTCAGGGGCAAGTAAAACCCAAATGCTTATTACAAACTACAATCATTATATGGATATGATTCGTTCTGTAACAGGCTTAAATGAGGCAAGAGACGGTTCGATGCCTGACCCTAACTCATTAGTTGGCTTACAAAAATTAGCTGCGCTAAACTCAAACACAGCTACACGTCATATCTTAGAGAGTAGTTTATTTGTATTTCGTTCAATGGCTGAGGCTTTAACGTATCGCATTGGTGATATTCTACAGTACGCAGACTTTAAAGACGAATTTGCAAATAAGATTGGTAAGTATAATGTTTCAATTTTAAGTGAGATTAGTGATTTATACATTTATGATTTTGGTATTTTTATAGAGGTTTCACCTGATGAAGAAGAGAAAGCGCAACTTGAAGCGAATATTCAAGTGGCATTATCTAAGGGCGATATTAACCTTGAAGATGCTATCGACATACGTGAGATAAAGAACTTAAAACTTGCTAATCAATTATTAAAATTGAAGAGAACTAAAAAGCAAGAACGTGAGGAGAAGATGGCTATGCAAAACCAAGCTATGACCGCTCAACAAAATCTTAAATCTCAAGAGATGGCAGGACAGTTGGCTATGCAAAAGGTTCAAATGGAGACTCAGGCTAAGATGCAAATCAAGCAGGCTGAGGTTGCATTTGATATTGAGAAGATGCAGAAGGAAGCCGAGCTAAAGAGTTATCTAATGGCGGAGGAGTTCCAATATAGTATGCAACTAAACGGATTAGAGCAAAGCACTATATCAAGCAGAGACAAAGAGAAAGAGGATGCTAAGGCAAAACGTATTAGTCAGCAAAACACAGAGCAATCTAAGTTGATTAATCAACGTAAAAACAACTTACCTCCTTTAAACTTTGAGTCTAACGAGGATAGTTTAGATGGCTTTGATATGGGTGAATTTGAACCAAGATAATAATAGATGTTTAGTTCTTCAAATGAATGGGTAATGATAGCCGGTGTATTCACCGGTATATTATTTATAATTGCTTGTGTATTATATGTAAATAGATTATTTGTAAATAGTACAAAAGATATATTAGTAAAGTTTATTCTGTTGGTCTTTGCGTCACTTGTAGGCGTGTTTATTGTAGATAAAATTATTGCTTTTAAAATATCATTATTATCAGATGAGCAGAATAACCAATTATTTGACTTGATTAAGACACTAACATTAATGATATTTAGTTACTATTTTGGAACTCAAAAATCTGATAAACAAGACTAAAGAAATAATATTAAATTTTTTATATAAATTTGCACTAAATAAAATCATATCCAATGGAATTTAAAGTAAGAGCTGTAGAAGGTTACGAACCAAAATCAGTACAAGAAGTAGAAAGAGAATTGCTTGCAAAACACGAAGAGCAATTTGGAGAAACTGTTGAGGAAACTCCGGTTATAAATGTAGAAACACCTGTACAGGAAACTGTACAAGAAGTTGAATTAAAAGAAGAAGACGTTCTTTCATATATTGGGAAGAGATATAATAAGCAGATTAACTCATTTGATGAGTTGTTAGCTGAGCGTAGTCAGGCAGAAGATTTGCCCGAAGACGTTGCTGCTTATTTTAAATACAAAAAGGAAACAGGAAGAGGATTTGAAGACTTTGTCAATTTGAGAAAGGACTACGATTCAATGGAACCTGAAGAGCTTTTGCATAGTTATTTGGCTGCCACTCAGGAAGGCTTTGACGATAACGATATTGATGTCCTAATGGACGACTATCGTTATGACGAGGACATTGACGAGGAACATACAATTAAAAAAATAAAGTTAGCAAAGAAAAAGATTATTGGTGAAGCCAAAAAATACTTTAATCAACAAAAGGAAAAATACAATATGCCCCTTGAGTCAAGTGCGGTAGGTATTCCAAATGAAGAGAAGGAAGTGTATGAGGCTTATAAACAATATACACAACAAGCGAAAAGCCAACAGGAGCAAGAATCTCGCAAACGCGATTGGTTCCAAAAGAAGACAGATGAGGTGTTTAACGAAGAATTTAAAGGTTTTGAATTTAACGTAAATGACCGAAAGTTATCTTTTACTCCCGGTGATTCTAATGAGTTGAAAAAAAGTCAATCAACACCATTAAACTTTATTAATAAGTTTTTGGACGAGGACGGACTAATGAAAGACGCAGCAGGATACCACAGGTCATTAGCAATCGCAATGAATCCCGACAGATTTGCTAAGTTCTTTTACGAACAAGGTTTATCTGATGCTACCGAGGATGTAATGCGCAAGACTAAAAACATTAATATGTCTGAGCGTAGAGCACCCGAAGTGACAAACAAAGGAGGAATGCAAGTAAAAGCAAAGGACAACGACTCAGGTCGTACCTTAAAAATTAAAAGTATTAAACGAATTTAAAAACTTAAAAAAAAGAAAAAATGGCAATAAATCCAACCCCGACCTTTGCATTACAGCCAAGTGCTGAGCAGGTCCTTTTATCAACAAATTACATTACCAACTTCGACTTCTTAAATCAGTATCTTCCTGATACTTATGAGAAAGAATTTGAGCGTTATGGTAACAGAACAATCGCTTCTTTCCTTCGTATGGTAGGAGCTGAGATGCCTTCTAACTCTGACTTAGTAAAATGGGCAGAACAAGGTCGTCTTCACACTAAATACATTAACTGTGCGTCATCTGCAGCAGCAGCTGCTGATACAGCAACAATTACTGTAAGTGATACACTTATCCCTGCTTCAGGTCCGGGTTCAGGTGGAATAGCTATCCGTAAAGGACAGACTGTTTACATTTCTGACAATGCAGGAACAGGTTCTAACAAGGGTATCGTTATTGCAGTTAATACTACTGCAGGTACTTTCCAAGTTGCTTACTACGAAGGTGGTGGTCAAGCATTTGGTTCAGCAGCAACATTAACTGTTTGGATTTATGGTTCAGAGTTTAAAAAAGGAACAAACGGAATGGAAGGCTCTTTAGAGGCTAACGACGTTTTCTTTGAAAACTCTCCAATCATTATCAAAGACAAGTACGCAGTATCAGGTTCTGATATGGCTCAAATTGGATGGGTAGAAATTACTACTGAAAATGGAGCAAATGGTTACTTATGGTATTTGAAATCAGAGCACGAAACTCGTTTACGTTTCGAGGATTACTTAGAGACCTCTATGATTGAAGCAGTTCCTGCAGAAGCAGGTTCAGGTGTAGTAACTCAAACTACTTACACTGCAGCAGGTAACAAAGGTTCTGAAGGTATCTTCTACGTAGTAGAAAACAGAGGAAACGTATGGGGTGGTGGAAATCCAACTACATTAGCTGATTTTGATACAATCATTTCTCGTTTAGATAAGCAAGGTGCAATCGAAGAGAATGCAATCTTCTTAAACAGAGAGTTTGGTTTTGACATTGACGATATGTTGGCTACATTAAACGGATACAATAGTGGTTCTGCTGCAAACGGAGCTTCATTTGGTTTGTTTGATAACGACATCGAGATGGCATTAAACTTAGGTTTCACAGGATTCCGTAGAGGTTACGATTTCTACAAGTCTGATTGGAAATACTTAAATGACCCAACTATGCGTGGTGGTTTACCTGCTACAGCAGGTTCAGGTCGTGTAAACGGTTTATTAGTTCCCGCAGGTTCTACTTCAGTGTATGACCAAATTATGGGTAAAAACGCTAAGAGACCATTCTTACACGTACGTTACAGAGCTACAGAGGCAGAAGACCGCAGATACAAAACTTGGATTACAGGTTCTGCAGGTGGTGCAGCTACAAGCGACCTTGACGCAATGGAGGTTAACTTCTTGTCTGAGAGATGTGTATGTACACTTGGTGCGAACAACTTCGTATTGTTCAACTACTAATTAATAAAAGAAGGTGGTGTCTTTAAAGACACTGCCTTCTTTATTTTATTTATTATTTAATCTTATTATATCAAATGAAAAATGCAACACCCGTAGATAAAATCTACAAATTAGTTAAAGAAGCAGCTCCACTTTCGTACACGCTGCCTATAAGAAATTCAAGACGCTATCCATTACTTTGGTTTGACGAAACAAATAACGTCAACAGAGCATTAAGATACGCTGTCAATCAAAAAAGTCCTTTTGAGGACGAACAAGATGGTAATGCTATTGTTGAACCTGTTATTTTTGAGAATGGCTTTTTAAGCGTTTCAAGAACTAATCCTGTTTTACAGCAGTTTTTATATTACCATCCATTAAACGGTAGGTCTTTCGTAGAAGTTAACAACGAAAAGGATGCCAACAAAGAGGTAGAGATTTTAAATATTGAGGTTGATGCGCTTATTGAGGCTCGCCAATTATCTCTTGACCAATTAGAAACAATGTCAAGGGTATTATTTGGAAGAGACCCACAAAAAGTTACTACAGCTGAATTAAAGAGAGATATATTGGTGTTTGCTAAAAGAGACCCAAGAGCTTTCTTAAACGTATTAAATGACCCAATGCTTAGACATAATGCTAACATTCACGTGTTCTTTAATGCTAAGCTATTAAACTTCAGAAACAACAATAAAGAAGTTTGGTTTAATACTGCTACCAATAAAAAGAAAATGCTTTCTGTACCATTTGGGGAAGACCCTTATTTAACAGTAGCTCATTACCTTCAATCTGATGATGGTCTTGACCATTTAAAGATGTTAGAGAGTAACCTATAGATTAGTTTATAGTAAAAATACAATTAACGGGGGTGCAATTTGTACCCCCTTTTTTCTTTATATTTGTAAAAAAAAGAATATAGATGATTAACGACGTTAGAAACACAGTCCTATCCGTGTTAAATAAAAATAACTACGGGTATATCTCTCCATCAGACTTTAACTTGTACGCTAAAAACGCACAAATGGAGATATATGAGGAGTATTTTATTAGCTATAATAAAGTTATAAATGCTGAGAATGCTCGTGTATCAGGTACAGATTATGCAGATGTTGAAAGTCCTTTAGCTGAAACTTTAGAGATTTTTATGCACGTAAATACGCTTCCTCAAGTAACACCTTTAACTAATCAATATAGGTATCCCTCTTTAGTAACTACAGGATTTGATGCTTATATGATTTCTAAAATAGAAATTTATAATTCACTTGGTGTGCGTTTAGGTGAAGCGGAAAAAGTATCTGTTAGTAAGATTAATATGTTGGTAGATTCTATCTATACAACTCCTAATACTAAGTACCCTGCATACACATTGATTGGAGATATTATTTCAGTTTACCCTGAAACAATTAATGGGGTTAACTCTGTACGATGTACATACTTTGGTTATCCTGCAGACCCTAAATGGACTTACATTACTTTAGTAAATGGTGAGCCGGCATTTGACCAATCTCAACCTGACTACCAAGACTTTGAATTACCACTTGAAGATAATTATAAATTAGTTATGAAGATTCTTCAGTATTGTGGTGTATCAATTAGAGAGTCTGAGGTTGCAGCATTTGCAATAGGTCAAGAGCAAAGCGGAAGCCTATCATCTAATAAACAATAAAAAATAAATTATGGCATACATATCACAATACGAATACTACGATAATAATGGTGTAGCTCCTGAAGATAAAAATTGGGGTTCATACCAATATGTATCACTATATGATATAGTTAATAACTTTTTATTAATGTATTATGGTAATCACTCTTTAGTAAATAATGAGGAGAGATATAAGATTTTATTCCACGCTAAGAGAGCGGTTCAAGAATTAAACTACGATGCATTTAAAGAGGTAAAGGCTTTAGAGTTAACCGTAGCAAGTAACTTGATTTATGTATTGCCTTCTGATTATGTGAATTGGGTACGTATTTCTTTGTATAAGGATGGTTATTTAAGACCACTTACAGAAAACATTCAGACCTTGTCGGCTAATGCTTACCTTCAAGACAATAAAGGATTTCTTTTATTTGACGAAAACGGTAATATATTATCTCCTCAAAACTCAGAGATTGATTTTCAAAGATTAACAAACCAAAAGAGAGACATCTACTTAAATCCAAACAGCCCATACAACGGGCAAGAGGGTTGGTTTATGGATGGACTATGGTACTTCCAATTTACTATTGGTTCTCGTTTTGGTTTAAACACAGAAACCGCTAACTTTAACCCGACATTTAATATTGATAAGAAGAAGGGTGTAATTAATTTTAGCTCAGATATGATGGAGCAGTCGTGTATCCTTGAGTACATATCTGATGGTATGGAAAATGGAGATGACTCTTTAGTAACTGTCAATAAATTATTTGAGTCGTACATATACGCGTACATTCAATACGAAATAGTAAACTCTAAATTAGGAGTTCAGGAATATGTCGTTGCACGTGCTCGTAAAAACAAATCTGCATTATTAAGAAATGCAAAAATTAGAATTAGCAATATACATCCGGGAAGATTATTAATGAATCTAAGAGGGATGGATAAGATGATTAAATAATATTATGGCGAATATAACAAGGAATTTTACAGCGGGCAGAATGAATAAGGTTGTCGATGAGAGACTTATTCCTAATGGTGAGTATATTGATGCATTAAATATTAGAATGGGTTCTACGGAACAATCTGAGATTGGTGCTATTGAAAACACCAAAGGTAATCTTCCGCTTACTTCTTTAAGATATATTGATGGGACACTATTAAGTGATGCCGCAAGATGTATTGGTGCCGTTGAAGACGCTGCTAATGAAACAATTTATTGGTTTGTACACGACCCTAATTTTTCTTTAGGATTTACAAACAAACTTGATATGATAGTTTCGTTTAATGTTAATACTAATATTTTAACATATCACATAATAAGTGTTAACGATGGTGATGGTAATAATACAACATTAAACTTTAACCCAACATATCTTATTACGGGTGTTAACATTATTAATAATTATTTATACTTTACAGATAATTATAATGCTCCTCGTTTTATTAATACCAAAACAAATTACGCTAACCCCGTTTCTTTTGTAGATGGTTTTACTGCTGAATCAATTTTAGTTATTAAACAGCCACCTATTGAGGCACCTGCTATTCAACCTATTGTAATAAGCAACCAAGATAATTTTTTGGAAACAAGATTTATTTGTTTTGCCTATAGATACGAGTATGCAGACGGGCAGTATTCTGCTACATCTCAATTTTCAGCTCCTTCATTTTATCCTAAACCATTTAACTTTAGTATTGAAAGTTATTTAAACGAGGGTATGGTAAATAATACCAATGCCTGTAATATAACTTATAATTCAGGAGGACCTCTTGTAAAGAGTATTGATTTACTTTTTAAAGATGCAGATGGTAATATTATTAGAGTAATTGAAAAATTAAATAAACAACAATTAGGTTTATCTAATAACACAGAATATACTTATCAATTTTCAAATAGTAAAATATTTACTGTATTACCTGAATCTGAGTTGCTTAGATTGTACGATAATGTACCTCTTCTTGCACAGGCTCAGACTATTATGGGTAATAGATTAATGTATGGTAATTATGTTGAGGGATACGACCTTGTAGATTTAAATGGTTTTCCAACAAAACTTGAATATACTGCAGATTTATTAAGTGAAACAATTGGTAGTACATTTATTCCTGATGGAACAGCTGTAGGTGATTATACTATTAATGGACCTATCTCTGTAACAGATGCATATGTTACTTTTGATTTAGAAGGGTTAGATTTAGTAACAGGTTCAGTAATTAACTTAGATGTTAATATTGAGCACGCTCAATTTTCAGGTGATTTACCTTACCCAACACAAACTACAAATACTATACAATTTTCATTCACATTTTATTTGCAAACAAACTATGCATCGGCTTATGATTTAGCAAATAGTACAGAGTTTAAAGAGGCTGTTGGTACAATCTATAATATTAAGCCTGTATATTCTGCAAATCCATTAGACTCAACGTCTTGTGATGGTACTACATTTACAGATAATGTAAATTGTCTTTTGCCAAATACATTAGATTCTTTAATAAAATATAGGAGTGGTATAACAGGAACAAACCAACCTATATACATTAATTCATCTCCAAGTAGTTCTATTATTAAATTATTATTTCCTGCAATGGAATATGTTAATAATGTAACTACTCCTACTCAAAGTGTTTTTGAATATTATCAAGTAAATTTTGCTCAGGCAACTTTTCAAGAAATAGCAAATCCTGCAAGTTTACATAGTAATAGAGACTATGAGATTGGTATTGTTTATATGGATGAATTTAATAGGTCTTCTACAGCATTAGTAAGTCTTAATAATACTCAACATATTCCTTGTGGTTACTCTTCAAAAAAGAACAGTATCATTGTAACTATACCTCCAACTCAAGTAGCTCCTTATTGGGCAACAAGATATAAGTTTGTAATTAAACCTGACGAAGAAAACTATGAGACTATTTATAGTAGCATTTTCTTTAAAGACCCAAATACAAGCGAAACATATTTTTTACTTGAAGGTGAAAATGCAAGAAAAGTAGAGCAGGGAGATAGATTTATTGTTAAAGCAGATTCTGATGGACCTACACAAAGTTGTGTGTATGCAACTGTTTTAGAAAAAGAATCTAAGTCTGAGAATTTTATTGTTGTACCAAGTGAGTTAGACCCTACTCAAGACATATATGTTCCTTCAGGAGTTTATATGAAAATAAACACAAATAGTTTTTCTGCTGTTACTGATGAATTATCTATAATAGCTCCGGGAAATTTACTTACAACGGCTGAGTACGAAGGTACATCTCCTATATTAAATTACCCAATGAATGTTGCTCGTGTAGCAGGATATGACCCTGCAAATCCAACTTGGGTATATCAAGATTATACCGTACCTGCAGGTAGTATTATTAGATTAAACATTAAGTTATCAAGATTAGGTAAGGGTGATGGTACAGGTTATTGTGAAAGAAGAATATATACTTTAGAACAAGAATATACTTCATCAACTAATTATGAAAATATGCAAGATTGGTGGAATGGAGATAATATCCAAACTACAATTGATAATGGTATAGCAGAGTGTGGAGGTGGGTGTATAATTAATAATGAATATATAGAAACTACTGCAACAACTGCAATAGATGTTCCAACAGCTCTTGGCACTAACTATTATAAATTTTATAGAAACGCTACAACAAATTACTTAGGATTACTTATTACAGGAACGTGGACTTGTGGCGGAAGTCGTGCGGGTAGATTATCAAAGGCAAGTGCAGACATAACTGTTTATAGAGCAGAAACTACAATTGTGTTTGAAACAGAACCTCAAAATGCACAGCCAAACATTTGGTTTGAAAATGATTTATCATTCCCAATTGTAAATGGTGAGCATCAAGGAAATATTGAAAACCAAACAAGTGTAAACCCTGCTGTTGTAGATACAAAATTCTATAATTGCTTTGCATTTGGTAATGGTGTTGAGAGTTATAAGATTCGTGATTCAATTACAGGAAGAACATTTAATTTAGGTAACAGAGTAACGTCTGTTGCTAATCAAGATTATAGCGAGGTAAATAGATTTGCTGACATTACTTATAGTGGTATATTTAATAACGAGTCTAACGTAAATAAACTTAATGAGTTTAACTTAGGTTTAATAAATTACAAACCTTTAGAAATTTCATTTGGTCCTATTTATGTAATGGACGCAAGAAAGACTGATGTACTTGTATTACAAGAAGATAAAATTTCTTATGTATTAGAGGGAAAAAATTTATTATCTGACGCTGCAGGTGGTGGTGCATTAACATCTGTACCTGAAGTATTGGGAACTCAGATTGCTCGTACTGAAAAGTATGGTATTAGCTTAAACCCCGAAAGTTATGTTCAGTGGGGAGCAGATAGATATTTTACAGATACTAAAAGAGGCGCTGTATTACAATTAACAGGCGATGAAGTTTCTTTAGGTGGTCAATTAAATGTTGTATCAGAAATGGGGATGAGGTCTTGGTTTAGAGATTTATTTATTGAATCTTTTAACACTCAAAAACTTGGAGGATTTGACCCTTATTTAAATGAGTATGTATTATCATCTAATGATATATTAATACCAAGTAACCCTCAGTGTTTAGATTGCGGTATTACTCAAACATTTGTTTTATCTGCAGAAGAGACTATAAATTACTGTGTTGATTTAAGTCAATTGGTAGGAGAGGTAGTCGTTTCTTATGTAATCTATGGTGAAAATCAATTTTTGATTACTGAAACAGGTGAGATGGAAATGATAACTGAGTTTACTGAAGATTATATTATTTCCGAAAGTGTTACAGCAGAAGTTTTAATTAATGCGGATTACAATGATACCATATACAGTTCAGGTTTGGTAAGTACAAATGGTAGTTTTAGTTTTAATAAAAACTTACAAGGTATTAGTACAGTTAATATAAGTTTATTAGCTAACACTAATGTTGGTTTACAAGTAACAGTTAGTTGCCCTGCTCAACAAGAATTAAAGATTGTTAATATTGT